CATTTTAGCCACAGTTTGTAACCAATAGTTAACCTGAAACAGTGAAAATCTGTGCTCTTGTACAGCCAATGCACCGCGCAGACCTCAACGCCCTATCGTTTAAAGAGCCAGACCAGTACAATTGCCGCCAAACTTTACGCGCGCCCCTGGTTGATCGCGGGAAACCCTCCCGCCTCAACACGCTTTGACTCGGGCCAAGCGCTCCACATGCTGCTGTCCACTTGATGCCAGATGGATCTTCCGCTTCTGATCGGGACGCATGTCCCATGGATCGAACAACGGAAACGGGTACTGAATCGGTACTGCCGCAACCCTAGCTACTCTGAATGCTTCGCAGGAAAAACCTTTGATTTCTACAGCTAACATCACGATGCAGTTCTGATCGAGCTTTTCTGTGGGCGTAAGCCAGCATTTACGGGGGTCTAAAACCTCAGCCCCCCCCTACTTTTCTCCTCATTGGCCCAAAAATTGGCCCAGGGTTCGTTGCCCTGCCTACCGCGCGCACTCCTTTAAAATTCGAATTTTCAGATGCCTGGTTTATCTCTTTTGAGGCTCCACAACTCCAAGCTCTGGTCGGCTCCCGTCTCTACTATGCAGATCAACGAAAACTAATTCACTCTCGAAGCGGGGAGCCGCAGATGGCGCCTAAAAAACAGACGGCTTGATGTATTTACTGACAGCGTTTTGGATCTTGGGCCGATAGCTGCGCTTCGTGGCATCAACGAAAACCAACTCGCCCTAGAAACCACCATCATGGAGTTCACGAGCTGGATCGAGCAACGCACGGCGCACTCGAGGCTATCTATGATGTCCAGAGTGCTCTGGACGCCATTGAAAAGACGAAGAACTCATCAAGCTGATGCTCGGGGTGGTGATGGCTCCGTATCGACGGCTATCGGCTGTGGATCAGCAAGCGGTCACCGACTTAATCGTTGTCAGTTTTGTAGCTGTATTGATTGGTGACTTCTTTCGTGTGATAGAAAGTGGTGACATTGTTTTCGATCAAATTCGCCTTGAACGTGGCATTGCATTCGGTCTGGTCATAACGTCTCCACGCAGGATGATCTACCGGGCCCACTTCGCAGCGGCACGAGAACTCCTTTACGCCACGGATCTGAGCGTTCACTCGCTCCTCCAGATCGCTGCATGAGTAGTTTGGGTCAGCCGGCATCTGCCACCAATACGCTGTAGCGTTTTTCCAGGCTGCTAGGTATGCAGCATTCGCAGCCTCCTTAGCCGCTGCCCGCTCGGCCACGCCGAACTCTACGTCCACGCGTTTGCTGGTACCTGCGACCATCCGCAAGGTTTTTTCGAACACACGCTGTTGCCTGTCCACAACTCGTACTTCGACCGTTCCAGAGCGCACTTGTACATCCAGTGAGCATTCCCCCTTGAATTTACCGTTGATGAAAACTTCAGCACTTTCGCCTTCCTCGTCGCAACTGATACGCAAAGTTGACGTGTCATTCGCCGCCAAGGCATTGCTCATACCGAAGAGACACGCCCAGCTAAGCAGTAAGCTAATGATGTTTTTCATACTGATTTACTTCCTGAAATTACTATAGGGGGTTAGCCAGGGATGCCCGACCAGAAACGGCGTATATCCCGGTTCCAGGTGGCATGGCCAGTGTCGCCTGGCTGCAGTTGTCTCCCGCAGCGATAGAGCCAGCCAGAGACGCTGCCACGTTTTTTTACCCGAGTGCTAGTCAAGGTAATGCTGGTAGGCACCAATAAAGATGGCTTGCGACATCCGACACCCGAAATCTGACCGGCCTGATCTTTCTCAGCGAGAGAGGTTTCGTCACCTGGGCCGTCACACATCCACCCGCCGTGTTTGGTCTGCCAGCAAAACGCCAGGGCTTCGGGTTGTGTTGATACTTCAGGCGTCTTAACTGGTTTGACCGGCTTTGCGGCGGTTGGCGATTCTAGTGGTGATGAAGCTGCAACGGGCAGCACCACCTGAGGTTTCGCCTGGTCATACACAACCGGCTTACGCACGGGCTCTACGCGCTCAGCCGCTGCGGCACGGTGCTGCTTTTCGGCCAAACGTTCCCGCGCGTACTGTTTTTCTGCAAGTTGGTTGGCTAGTTGCTGGTTCATTTGCGCGCCAGCGCTGCGGATTGCATCGGCAACGCTCGGCTGATTGGCCGCCTGGATGGCGTCATCATCAATACGAGCCTGGCGTACAGCTTGACGACGCTGTTCTTGCGCGCGGATAACTGCTCGCTCGTTCGCCGCCTGTTGCTCACCATTGTCTGTTGAGTTTGGCACGCTGGCATTGCGAAGCTGTTCGACCAACGCCTTATCGCTATTGCTGCCAGCACGGCGCTTTGCAAGTGTCAGTTGCTCTTCAACACAAGCCGAGTCCTGTACTGCCATGCAGTCCCTTGCATGGGCGATTGCCTCGTTGAACTCGGCTTTATCGAGATCGTCCAGATCAGAGGCTACGACCGCTTGAGGCACCAGAAAAGTACTGAGCAGTAGCAGCAACAAAACGCTGCAATCAGATAGGCGCACTAACCGCATAGATGGTCGTCCTTGATCAAAATTTGATGAAAGTGGTTCAGGTAAGCTTATATACATTAGTGATGTCAATTGCGCATCACAAAAGCATGCCAAAGACACCTAAGGCGAGTGTCCCAACTGATCCGACTATCCTGTCTGGATAAATAAAACAAGACAAGGAGAGTCATATGGAGCAGCAAAAGCTTACTCGCGGCACCGACGAAATCAGAGTCAACGTCAAGGACAGCTCCGAGCTCAAGTATTGGGCTGATAAATTTGATGTGTCCCAGGATGAAATCATATCTGCTGTCAGAAAGGCGGGTGATTCGCTGACGGCACTCCAGAGACAGCTCAAAAAGAACCCTATATACACGACCGTTTTGGACTAAGAAAAACAAGGTGGGCTGAGGTAGTTTTAGACAAGGAGCTTCCTCTCCCTACCTCCTCCACCCCTAGCACCCTATGCTGGGGACTATGGAAACCTAACCTATTGTTTTTAAAGGAATAAAGCCACCTTCAGCGATGGCAAAACATCCGTTTTTTTGTGCTTATGCAAACGGAAACACACGGCCTCCAGAGGAGGTTTTGCGCACAACCCTCACGGCTTTCTGCCGGACTACCCACTTCTTCCCTCCCCCCCCCAAAAAATTGATGACTGCTACGCTGAAATCTCCACGGAGGATTTCGCAATGCCAAATTCTGATCTGCTCCCTTCCCTGCTCTACAAGCTCAACGAAAACCAGCTCGCACTCGAAGCCGCCATCATGGAGCTTTCGAATTGGGTCGAGCAGCGCGGATCGGCGGACGTCGCCGACAACGTGCGCGGAGCCCTGGAAGCCATCGATAAGAATGAAGAGTTCATCAAGATGACGCTCGCTGTGATGATGACACCGGAGTGACTCTAATCGGCCAATTTCGGACGCTGGCTAACATTTGGCTAAGGGGGGCTTTACCCCCATCCCACTGAACGACGCGAACAACGCGAACAACGCGAACGATTTTAACCATTTGTTAGGCCTGCATCGTAGTTAGGGCTTTTTCCATTATTTCTGGTTCATCAGGTTTCTGAAAGTAACCGTTTTTTTTATACCAAGCTACCAAACGCTCTGGGTCTGTTTCTTGGTCTAAGGGATATGGCTTAAGCCGAATATGTGTACAGCGAAGCTGAAGAGCGTGGTTCTCGGCGTATGAGAGTAAAATTGCTCCAATGCTTTGCTGCCTAAATTCTGGAAGAACAAAAATTTCATAAATGAAGCCGACAGCTTGGTGGCTCCAATCTTCGTATGACAGCAAGCCCGCTTCATGCCCATTTTCTAATATGACAAATTCTTGCGACCTGCCTCCATGAGCTCGTTTGGCTCGCTCGCAAAGAACCGGGCTTTTCAGAGCGTCAATGGAATCGATCTTTAGTACTTTGCGCACATTTATTCCTGTGGCCATAACCTATGGTCAAGGGGCAGGCGTGAGCCCGACCCAGTGAGCGAAGCGAACGGTTTGAACCGATTATTAGACACCAGACAACGCGGACATGGCGTTACGGACTTCTTTGTTGTTGTTTAGGCATGCTCGTTCGATGAATGTAGAAGCGTTTTTAATAAGTCTATTTGAGGGTAGGCTTTTGGCTAGACCTGAAATTTTTTCTTTAGAGGTTTTTTGAAAATCATAGCCATAGTCATTTAGGAATGCCATGAGTATGAAGTGAAAGCTATTTAGTACTTGCCAGCGAAGGCAGCTGTGGTCGACTGAAATACCTGAAAAATAAGTTATTAAATGTGTGAATTTTTTTTCTTCGACTTTTTTCTTGAACTCGGAGTAACTCAGCATTCTGTCATCGCTGCTCATTTCCCTGACAAGCTCTCGGAATTCATCGCTAAAAAAATGATCAGTGGCTACTGACGGGTTGTAGCCTGTACCTGTGAAAATTTCGGTATCGCTAAATATTTGTGGAAAGAGTTTTAGATACTTTAGAAAGTCGAGGTCTTTCTTTGTGCTGACTGTGCTGTCAAGATATACAAGCTCTAGGTCGATTTTGCGACAAAGTGAAAAAAACAATAAAAATCTATAACAAAATGACAATAGGTAGTATTTTTCTGAAATGTTTTCCCCATCTCTTTGAATGTGCCATGCTTGTGGTGCATTTTTAGAAAAATTCCATAGCCGATGATTAAGTGACTCAGCTGAGTTCAGCAGTGGAACCTTGTACTTTGAAATTGCTTCTTTAACTTTTTTGCGCTGATCATATGTGTAATCGCTTTCGAGTTTGAATTTATGGAAATTACGTTCCCATATCGACTTTGTTATGGCGCGTAAGAGAAGCGTGGATATTGTAACGGCTGCCGCGATCAGTGCCGATTGAACTTTTGGATCAGTGAATTCCATTTTATGGCTCTGATGTCTAACGATTAAGCTAAGGGATCGGCTTCGCCGGTCCCAGCGATTGAAACGAGTGATTTAAGCGCATTGGTAGAAGCCTTCAACTTGTCACTAATGTTCAGAACGCTGTTGTCTAGCAGCAAGGCTCCGCGCAGGTGCAAAATGTGGCCGTTAACATGTGCTCTATGCGCACTGTATTTTGAGATTGTAGAGTGTGGAATTGAATACGCCTCGATGATTTCATACGACTCATTAAAAATAACAGCTATAAGTTCATCAAAATCTTTTTTTTCGAGGTTTCGTATGACGCCTAACTGCCTTGAACGGTTATTTGCGGTTATGCGACGTGATTTGATTTGAATCTTTTTCCCATCACTGGATTCGGCGTCGTGGCCTGCGGCTGAATTATTTGCCAGGGTTAGGTTAAAGGCCGATGAGACCAACCATTCGGCATAATCCCCAACAGGATTATTTTTTGTTCTAAGTACGCCACGATTTTTAAGTTCATCAATTGCGGCAGCGTGCAGCTTGAGCAACTCAGATATTGATAGGTCGGCTAGGTTCATATTGTTAAAGACTTCTAATTATTATTAGACGACATTGGTGCCGGATAACGTTCCATATTTATACGTAACTCCTTCGTCGGGCTGGAAGTCGAGCTAGAAGCGCGACATTGGCGATCAGGAAAAGCGTCATGACCTTTAGGTACATTACGGATACATGGCAATCGTGTCCACCATTGGCCGTGGGCCAATTTCTGCCTGTTACCACCGTCAGCTATTGGCCGATTTCTGCCTTTGACCAACGGCAGCTCAGGGTCGTTTTCCGCCCTTCGTGACTGACAGCATTCGGCCAAAAACGGTCGTATGTTACTTAGTCCAAAGGTACGCACAGATAGCTCAACGGCAAGACAAACTTGCACTGCAGTAAATCTAAATATTCCGCATCGTCACCGCATAAAGGCTCTCGTCCCACCGCAACCAAACTGATCGTTTTTTTGCGCACTTGAGTATGGTAGGCGTATTCGAGCAACTGTCCGATAGCTAGCCGCAGGACGGTGCGAGGCAACAGATCTGACTTAATCTCATAGAGGATGAGCGCATCCTGGGTCTCGACAGTTATATCGATGTATTCACGCTCTGCAAGTACGATGTCGGCAGGATAATCTTTCTTCAGCTGCTCGAGTAGTTTCTTCTGCATCCTTGCATGCTCAGCTGTACGCTGATAAGCCACCGTCCTGGTAGTGGGCTTGATCTTGGGGATGGTGATCCAGTCCTTGCCATTTGGTTTTCGCCGTCCCCCAAGTATTTGGTCACCCTGGACAACCACCGAATAGAGCTGATAGCGCTTGCATCGCTCTATGATTGGATCGTCGGGTTTCGACCACTCATCAACGTCGTAAAGCGTGACGTTATCCAACCGAAATCGGATGTTGAATACGTACGGGGCATACTCGTCATGCCCCAAGTCCTCAGGATTGCGACCAAGCTGGACAATCTCTTCACACATCTCTTGAAACCAGCCATTTCTTTGGAACAATGCTAGCGCATCTTGCGCTTGACGGTCGGTAAGGCATTCCACTTCTCGAATTTCACCTACGTACCGACGTTTTGCTTTTGGCTCAATGCTGAAGAGGTGCAGATCGAATGGTTGCGCGTCCTTGAGTAATCGATTGCGGCTTTTGTTAACGCCTTGCACGAAGGCGTAACGCCAACCATCAACCACCCAATCATCTCTGAACAGCCATTCCTCATGGCCGAACCCGAATTTGCTTGTATAGGAGCTTTTGACCTCTTTGGCCGGCGCTACGCCCGAGGGCTTCTTCCAGTTGTCCGTGTTGTAACAAAGCCTCGTTAGATATTTCATCGCCGCTTCCTGCATGAGAGATATCAGATGGACATTACTTTATAGATCGTTGGAATTGTAGCCAGCGACGAGCCGTTTGCCGAGGTTTCATAGCTCACTCAATCGCTCATCGATTTTCTAGGCGCCTTCACCTAACGCCTTGGCGTCATAACGAGATTTTCGTTCTGGATTTGACTGTTGAACCTGTCTTAAGACGTTTTCACACAGCTTGGAGGCAGGAGCGCCGATCCGGGCATGCTGGGCTCGGTTCGCAATCAGAGGTGTTTCGCGCTTTCGCCAGTAGTACAAAGTAAACTCGGGCCCCAAGCCTCTTCACCTTAGCATCTGGGCTAAGCTAGACGGGAGCTGGATAAAGCTAGTTTACGGCCGGCACACTTCTTGAGTCACCACCACGATCCTGACATAACGAGCGATGAAGAATGTGGGACAACTTAATTAGAACGTTGCAAGCGAACGTGACCGTCGAGTTTGGGATGCTTCAGTTAGCAAGACAACCTGACTGCCCCTCCTGGCGCCGACACAGGTCCCCAAATCGCTTTGAGCATCTGCACAACGCGCTCTTCAGCGATAAGGGGGCATATGCCGCCTGTACGGGGAGGTCGGAGTATCCCAAACAGAAATATTCGGTGGCCGGTCAGCTCGTAGTGCCCTTCGCCGCCGCTTGGGACTCGAATACCAGGGTGGGGTTTCTAGTGCGAGCTGCGGTCCCCTATCCTGAAATCACTATCGTGGCCGTTGATGTACTTGAGGCTATTGAGCCCGCGACCGAGCATGAATTGCTAAACCAGCTTTCATGGACTTTCGGTACAGCGGCTGGCGATTACGGCGTTCGCTGGCTTACAAAGAACAACATTCAGCTTCCAACCAACGAATGCTGAGTGCATCGCGAGATGCAACAAAAGCTATGAGGCATTCATGGTAACAACGCATAAGCCAACCCGGTGATGCAACAGCTACCGACTTTAGACGGTCACCGTGAACATTGGATTGACCGAAGAGGTCCGAGCACACATTCGCGAAGTCACCGGATGGAGCGACGAAGAGTTTTCTTCACACTTGCGTGAGCGGAAAACGCAAAGACCCTCAGAACTGAACTGGATTCTCGATTTGTCCATGATGGAAGCCATCGGAATCAAGTTGGTCGATCCCAGCTCCGTGGCTGCCCGTCAACGAATCTTGCCGCCGCTGTCGAAAAGACTTCCAAAAAGATCACCATCGTGTACTACGGCTCGGCACATGGCCTGTCGAGCCAACTTCGTCAAGGGTATGTCGTGCTGGCCTCCGATACCGATAACGACTTGTTGAGAGGAATACCCCTGAGCGATTCCGTGATGACTCCATACATTGCGAAACTGCCCCAGGATATCGCTGACGACAAAACGGTCCGGATACCATGGAACTCTTCATTGAGGCATTGTGTAGCTCTTTGTCTCTCGCGGAAGACAACAATCGACTGTGAATTCAGTTGAAACCGCAGTTAAAAGCAGTCATCAAAACAATCCACCCAAGGCCGCAGGTTCCCAATTCATGATCACCAGTTCACCGCTGATCTCAGCCTTCCCTTGCCGCTGATTGGTCGTGGTGTAGCGGATATCCAGCGTCTCGAAATGAAAGCCTTCAAAGACCCGGCGGATGTCCGGGTGGTCGTTGATGCTGACCATCACCCTGCCCTTGCAGCGGCGCATAAAGTCAGCCATGCGCTCGTAGTTCTCAAACGGAAAATCCACCCCGTAGCCGGCGGTCTGCCAGTAAGGCGGATCCATGTAATGGAAGGTGTGAGCACGGTCGTAGCGTTCGGCGCATTCCAGCCAGGGCAGGTTCTCGACGTAGGTACCGGACAGACGTTGCCAGGCAGCCGAGAGGTTTTCCTCGATGCGCAGCAGGTTGATCGACGGGGTGGTGGTCGCGGTACCGAAGGTCTGCCCGGAGACCTTGCCGGCGAAGGCATGGTGCTGCAGGTAGAAGAATCGGGCGGCACGCTGGATGTCGGTGAGGGTTTCGACGCGGGTCATCTTCTGCCACTCGAACACCTGGCGCGAGCTGAGCGCCCACTTGAACTGGCGCACAAACTCTTCCAGGTGGTTCTGCACCACGCGGTACAGCGTCACTAGGTCGCCGTTGATGTCGTTGAGCACTTCAACCGGCGCGGCCTGAGGGCGCATAAAGTACAGCGCGGCGCCGCCGGCAAAGACTTCGACGTAACATTCGTGAGGGGGAAACAGCGGAATGAGGCGATCGGCCAGACGGCGTTTGCCGCCCATCCAAGGGATGATGGGAGAAGACATAGTTAGCAAGACCTTTACTGTATAAATAAACAGGTGCTAGGCTCGCTCCGCTTTGTGCACAGAGCAGGAGCCTTGGCGGGACTTGCAGGGATCATCTGCGGGGACGGTGGCTAGGCTGGATGTTGACGCATCCAGCCTAGCCGCTCCTTTTATCTTGAATTTTAAATCTGTTGAATCTGGATCGACGTACGCGCTCGTTGAATCAAACCTGCACGTCGAGCACCACGTACTGCGGCTTGCCTGAGGCTTTGGCCTTACCCTCCTTGCCACCATTGCACTCGACCGACACCGTCCACCCCGACGGGGTAAAGGTGTGATCCACCGATTCCACCAGGTACCCGCCATCAAGTCCGCGTTTGAAGCCCTGCGCCTCGATCATCAGTTCGGCAAACAGGTCGGTGCGCCCGGGCAGATCGAGACGCACCGAAGCGGTGGAACGATTGAACGCGGCCAGACGCGCTTTCGCCGCTTCGTCGGCCGCCGTGCGGTCCGGGTAAATGTGTCGATCGGTATGCACCGGCGGCAAACCCTCAGGCACATTCGGGTTATCCAGGTGCGAGACCAGCAATTCGCCGCTGGCCGGATCCTGGTACTGGGTGCTGACCCCTTGATGGGTGCTGCGGTCGCTCAAGCGAAACTGCCAGCGGGTGACGTCGCTGCGCTGCAGGATGATCACCGCCAAGGCCTTGCCACTGGCGCTCTGCCCGCCCTGTCGCGGCAGCACCAACAGCTTGCCGTCGGCCACCTTGGCGGTGCAGTCGTGCTTCTTTGCTAGACGGGTGATGAAGTTGAAGTCCGATTCATTGAGTTGGTCCATGCGTGGTATCCGGGTATCGACCGGGCACGACGGCTGCCAGCCATTGCGGGCGGCCACGTCGCCGACGATCTGCGCCAGGCTGACGTCCTCCCAACTGCCGCTGCGGGTGGTCTTGCCACTGCCGCGCATGTCGCTGGCCTTGCCGCTGATCACCAGCGTGTCCGGTGGACCGGAGACCGCGACCTCGTCCACGGTGTAACGGCCCATGCGCGTCAGGTCGGCGCCGGCATACCCCAGATAGACCTCGATGCTTGCGCCACGCGCAGGCAACGATACCGCCCCATCGCGGTCATCGATGCGCAGTTCGAACGTATCCGATTCCATGCCCGGCCGGTCGGCCAGCTGTAGCGAGACCAGCCGATCATTGATCAGGGTGCTGATGTCGGCGCCGTCGGCGACGATACGAAAAAGCGGTTGCATAGTGGTATCCCAGACAAGAAAAAGCCCGCACTGGGCAGGCCGGGTAACGGGGTCAGTCCCAGAGTGAAATCACACTGTCGGTTTCGATCACCAGCTCCGGCAGCGTGATCAACAGCCCGGCCCGGAACGGTTGCGGCTCATCGGCCAAGCCCTGATTGGCGGCCAATACCGCTTCGACGCTGCGGTTCAAGTGCCCGTAATAGTGGTGGCACAGGGTATCGAGCAGATCCCCGTCAGCCGTTCTGCAGGTCATCGCCATAACGGACGAACTCCAATGAAAAGCCCTGTTTGCGCGGAATGGCGCCTGGCAGCAAGGCGCTTTGTTCCTCGTCGATCGTGGTCAACACCCAGTTACCCAGCACCTCGCCGTAGCCGGTGGTCAGGTTCAGCGGCAGCAACTTGGCGCCGATGCTGCGCAGCCTATCCAGTTGCTTCAAGCCGCCTTTGTAGC